CCTTCGTATCCCCCAGCCCCAGCGCCAGGCCCGCCATCGCCTGCACGCCGATCGCCCGGAACACTGTCGACGGGCTCTTGATCCCTAACAGATTCTTAGCTGCCGCGATCGCGCTGCTGACAACCCCCTTCGCCGCCTCAACGAGTGCGCCGGCTTTCGCCTTGATCCCCCCGATCAGGCCGTCGATCATGCTCCGCCCGATGTCCGCCATCTGGCCGACCACGCCCTGCAGGAACCCCGTGATCTCATTGAAGATGTTCACGAACCAGTTCTTGACTTCCGTCAGGTTCGTCCCAACCAGGCTCAGGATCAGCGTCAAGGCATTGAGAATGATCTGGTGGATCCCGTCCCACAACGTCGCCGCCACATTCTTGACCTCTTCCCACGCGCCTTCCCAGTCACCCTGCAGCACTTTCAGCACAGCATTCACGATCCCAAGGATCGTGTTGAGCGTCGTCTCGATCACCGTCTTGATCAGGTTCCACGCGGCTGTCAGCACCGCCACGATCTCAGTCTTATGATTGGCCAGAAAACTCGCGATCGTCCCAAACACCGACGTCACCACCGTCGAAATGATCTGCACCACTGTGTTGATAATCTGGCTTATCGTCTGCCACGCCCCGATCAACGTCGCCTTGATCTCCGCCCCGTGGCTGGCAATGAATGATTGCACCGCACCCAGCACGCTCTGCACGATGCTCCGGATCGACGCCAGCACGCTGTCCGTCGTCGCCTTGATGACCATCCAGGTAGCGGTCCAGACCTGGCTCGTCGCCGCGATCGCGGTTGTCACAAACGACTGCACCGCGCTCATCACGCTCGTGATGACGCCCTGCACCGCCTTCATCACCGTCTCAGTCGTTGACCGGATGTCCCCGAAGTCGGCCACCCACGCCGCAGCCAGCCCAGCCACCGCCACAACCACCAGCCCCACCGGGCTCAGCAGCGCGCCCAGCGCGGTCGCCACCGCCCCGATCCCCAGGGCCAGCGGCGCAGCCACCGAGATCACCCCCGCAAAGGCCACCCCGGCCTGCACGATCTCAGGATGCGCTTCCGCAAACGCCCCGACCGCCTCTGAAACCTTGGTTACAAGCGGCGTCAGGGCCTCTAACAACGGCTTAGCGCCCGTCAGTGCGGCCGTCTCCAGCGCGCTCTTCAACCCATCGAGCGATCCCTTCAGCCCGGCATTCTGCGCGGCCGCCAACGTCGCCGCCTCGCCGCCCGCAGTCACCGCCGCGCTCATCTCCGTCCAGGCGCCCGTGCCCTCCGTCAGCAGCACGTTCGCCGCCCGGACCGCATCGCTCCCGAAGATCGTCGACAGCGCCGCATTGCGCTGCTCCTGCGTCAACCCGGTCAACGCCCCGCTGAACTGCCCGATGATCGCCTCCATCGGCAGCATCGTTCCCGACGCGTCGTAGATGCTGATCCCCAGGTCGTTCATCAGGTTCTTAGCCTTGGCGGTCGGCGCCTGCAGTGAGAGCAGCATCTGCTTGAAGCTCGTGCCCGCATCGCTGCCCTTGATGCCCTGGTTCGCCATCAGCGCGATCGCCGTCGTCACATCCTGGATCGGGACCCCCGCGGCCGCGGCCACCGCGCCGGACATCTTCAGCGCATCCGCCATGTCCGTCACGCCCGCCGAGCTCTTGTTCGCCCCGGCCGCCAGCAGGTCAGCCACCATCGTCGCCTCGCTGCCCGCCAGCCCGAACATATTCAGCGCGTTCGCCGTGATCTCCGCCGCCTGCGCGTTCGAGATCTGCGCGGCCGCACTCATCTGCAGAACCCCCTGCGAGGCCGCCATCACATCATTGACGCTCAGGCCGGCTTTGCTCAGCTCCAGCATCGCCTGCGACGCATCCAGCGCGCTCGTGCCCGGCAGCGTGATATCCGCACCCAGCTCGATCGCCTTCGCGTCCAGCAGCGCCATCTCCCCCGCTGTCGCCCCGCTGGTCGCCTGCAGGATGTTCATCGCCTGCTCGTAGTCCGCCGCCATCTTCAGCGCACTGCCGGCCACCACCCCGGCCCCGATCGAAATCGGCAGCAGGCTCTGGCCGATTGCCGTCGCCTTGCTGCCGAAATTGCTCAGCGCCCCGCCTACGTTGCCGAGCACGCCGCTTGCACGGTCCTCGCCCTGCACGATGATCTGCAACACGTTCGCGCTCATCTCGCCGCTTCCTTCCGTTTGCGCACCTGCGCCTCAACCTCCAGGCAGACCAGGTGCTCCTCGATCCGTTCCCAATCCTGCGCATCCAGCTCGCCGGGTGTGCAGTGATAGATGTCCCGGCACAATATCAAATCCACATACTCATCCGGCAGCGCGCCAACTTCCAGAAACAGCGCCTCATACAGGCGCCATCTCAGTTTTTTATCTCAGCCGCACCCCGCTGCCCGTTGATCGTCTTCGCCAGGAACTCAACTTCCTCGTCCGTCAGCCTGGCGATCACATCAGGATCATCCTTCGGCAGCGGCAGCGGCTTCCCGTCAAAGTCCACCCAGTTCCACTGCAGCACGTTCTCCACGAGCAGCGATCGGGTGAATTCGTCGTTGTCATCCAGGAACTCGGTGCCGACCTCCATGCCCGACATAGCGTCCACGTTGCTCGGCAGCACGCCCTTGTTCGCCTTCGCCACCATCCGGGTCGCCATCCGCTTCTGCTCGTAGCTCAACTTCCGCACCAGTGCAAATGAACCCTCGCCCTGCACCTCGCTGCTATCGACCCTGACAAAACCCTTCCGTTCAGCCACGTGTCCTCCCCCAATCGTTTATTACCGCCCGTTGGGGCGACGCATGCGTCGCCCCTATTTGCCCCTTACGCAATCACCGCTTCAGCGATGCTCGGCGTGGAAACCGTCCACTCGAAGGTCAGCGGATCCCCGCCTTCCGCCGTGGTGCTGGGCGGAGGGCACTGCCGGATGTAACCGGTGGCCGCGGTGAACCGCCAGGCCCCGGTCGTGTCCGTGTCATATGCCCATCTAATGTTCATCCGGGTCGCCGCCTTCTGCATCGCGCTCAGCACCGCAAAATGCCCGACCGAGGTGTCCACATACAGGCTCTTGATCGTCACCTCGTAGCTGGTCGGCTTGCCCAGACCAACCACCGGATACTCCCCGTCAAACGTCCAGGTCTCGCCGATCTGGCGCTCTCCACCGCTCACCGTGATGCTGTTTGCCCCGCCGCTCAGATCCGTATAGTCAGAGTAGTTTGTGCTGTACTCGACCTTTGTGATCCGGCCGCTCATCGTGCCAGTTACTTGTGCCATCTCATCCTCCGTCGTAACCGACCGGTCGCACATGCCCCCGGTCGATCAGCTTCTTGATCTGCGCAGGCGCCAGGTGATCGAGGCGCACCACCGCTCCCGCCGGATAGATCCGGTGATCGGCAGAGTGATCGATCGCCGTCAACGTCACATACTCCTGCGGCTTCTTTCTTGGCTCTTCTACGGCCTCTGGCTCTTCTGTGGCCTCGGGCTCGTCGTCAGCCGACCCAGTTTTTCTCTTCATCGTCCCCTCCGGCAGTCGCCAACGTACTCCAGGCCAGGAAAGACAACCCTCCGATCGATCGTTCTCCCGCGAGGTGCCCCGCCTGCACGCTGCGATCCACATACAACGAAAAACCAGCCTCACGCACCCGGCGACAGAAATAGTAATCCTCGCCCGGCCCGCGCGGTCCGCCGATAGGATGCAAACGATCGAACCAGGGCCCCGGATGCAGCCCCTCCAGGACATCCCGGCGGATCAACGTGCAATGCATCCCCGTAAAATCAACCTCGACCAGCGCATCATCCGGCCTCTCGGCCAGCAGCACCGGTCCATCATCCTGGAGCTCAGCGTGTGCAGCCACCCACGCCAGCGTCTCCTCATATTGAATCCGGTATCTCACCGGATCAGCACCAGCCTCAATATCCTCCGGATGCGGATCCCGGTAGATCGTCGGGATCGGCGGAAATTGCCGGGTGAAGCACAGCGCACTCACCACCGGCACATTCCAGCTCATCAACCGGACCGCCGTGTGCGGATGCAGCGTCGCATCCCGGTCCACGAACAGCAGCCAGTCAGCCGGCGAGCGCAGAAACTTCTCCACGAGCTGGTTGCGCGCCTGCTCGACGCCCAACCCCTCCTCCGCCACAAACCCAAAACCGCCATCCCCAGGACCCCGCAGCCCCAGGATCGACTTCATATAGCCCCACGTCGGATCCCGTCCGGCCGCTGTCATCACCGCCAAACCCGCCATTCAACCTCCCTATCCGTTCACCCGTGCCACCACGATCATGCTCTCCCGCACGTACTCCACCCCGCCGATCTCCACGTCCACCCGTTGCGACCGGCCCTCCAGATCCAGCGCGGCCCAGTTCGCCGTCTGCTGATTCGCATCGATCACCCCGGCGATCGCCGCCTCGATAGTATCGATCGCATCCTCAGCATCATCCTCGCCCCACGACCCCTGGTCCGAGTACAGCACGAACACATCCACCTGGAAATACATCCGTGCGAAGCTGCCCGCGAACGTCGACCGCTCCCGGGCCGACCCGCTGACTGAGACCGTCACCACCGGCGACAGGTTCCCGAAGTCGCCCACCCGGTAGTCATACACCTCCTGACACATCGTCAGGCTCGTCTTCAGCAGCGTCTTCAGCGCTTCCCGAACTGTCTTTCGGCTACTCGCCATCCCCTAAGTCCTTCTTACCGTCCCCATCCGGCGCGCCGCATTCTTCTCCAGCAGCTGCGTATATTCCTCCGACCCCAACACAGACAGGAACGTCGCGCTGCCCGCATGCGTCACAAACACCCCCGGATCCACCAGCAGCATCCCGCCGCGCGCTTTCACCAGCTCGCAGAACGCCACATCCTCGCTGTTGCCCAGCCCGAAGCCCTCATCCAACCCGCCCAGTTCCACGAACAGGCTCCGCCGCAACACCACGCACACGAAGAACAGCATCCCGACTTCGGCCAACCGGCTCGGCGCCCAGTGGTCCCCCAACCGCTGGCACGGTTGCCCGATCTGGTCCACGATCGGGCTCACCACGTCACCATGCTCCAGGTCAGCGATCAGCCGCTTGGCCCACTTCCCCGTAAACGCCGCATCGTTGTTCATCAGGCAGAGGTATTCCCCGCTGGCCAGTCTCACGCCCTCATTGATCGCCCTGGGATACCCGATCATCTCATCGAAGTGGACGAACTGGTCCGCCTCATCCATCAACGCCTGCAGTTCCTGCACTTCGGCTGCCGTGCTGCCATTGCTCACCAGCACGATCTCATAAGGCTCATCCGTCCACGCCCGGATGCTCTTAACGCACCGCCGCGTCAGCGCCACCTGTCCGCACACCGGCACAACGATCGAAATCATCGCTTCTCCACCCCCGCCCAGAACACATCCGGCTGATCCCCAACGTGCTCCTCGTAGATCTCAACCCGCCACGTGCCATGCCTGGCGATCTCCTCGCGCACCTCGGCCAGCGACAGGTTCCGGTAATACCCCTGCTCCGGCGCCGTCGCCAGCTCGTGCGCCCGCCAACCCGGCCCCGCCCAGGTCAGGATCATCGCCCCGCCCGGCTTCACCAGCTCCGTCATCCTGGCGACAGTCTCACGCCAGTACGGATCATGCTCCAGCATCTGCGTGGCGATCGCCACATCGAAATGACCAGGTTCCCCCGCATACTCGTGCGCCAGGCTCACCACGTCCACCCCGGGCCCGGGCCGCCAGTCCACCCCAACGTATTCCTCGGCCTCGAACAGCTCGCGCACCGAGCCATTGATGATGTAGGCCCCGAACTCAACCACCGCCGGACCCCGGAACACCAGCGGATACCGCGACCGCACCCCCCTGAGAAACCCCATCACCTGCTCATGCATCGCCTTCAGGCGCCTTCACCGCCGCCAGCGCAATATGCAGCTTCGGACCGTCCATCGTCTCAGCCGTCTCCTCCGCCACGATCCCGAACGCCGCCCGGATCCCATAACTCGCCGCAAACCGTTCACGGTAAGCGCTGCCCGCCTGGTAGTATTTGAAACTGTTGCGATTCCACCAGCTCACATGCGTCGGATCCTGGAACGCCCCCGGCCCATCCGTCGTCGGCACAACAATCTCTGCAATCCCACCGGAACGCAGCACCCGAAACATTTCATTCATGGTGAAGATCTTGTCCGGCAGATGCTCGATGATATCCAGCGCCAGGATGTGCTCCACGCTGCCGTCAGCCCAGGGCCAGCGCTCCCGCAGGTCCGCCACCGTCACCCCGGGCCCGGGAGTGATATCCACATTCACCCATCCTTCCAGGATGTCATCCGCACAGCCCAGGTTCAGTAACAATCCATTATTACCCGTCATGGGATCGCCGCCGACACCATCTGTCGCATCTCCCTCTCGATCTGCTGCCCCAGGTCATTGACAACCCGGTCATAGAACGCATGCTCGCCGCCCCGCTCGTGCTCATACGGCCCATAGATCGCCGCCCGCTGCTGGCTGCGCGGATTCCTCGCCGACGGATCGATATAGATCCGGCCCCGCAGCCCCTTCACCTCCATGCGGTGGCTCGCCTTCAGCGTGCCCGTATCAACATGCGTAAACCCAATTGCATATCTGTGCGCTGACAGCGTGCCATACTGCACCGCCCGCCCCAGCGCGCCCTCAGGCCGCAGCGCCGCGATCGCCCGGTTATTCGTCGCCTGCGCCTGCTGGATCCCCGTGATCGTAAGTTTCACATTGAATGCCATCAGCGCTTCAGATCCTCCAGGATCAACCGCTGGAACACCACCCCGTGCCAGTCCCACTCCGCGCAGCTGCGAATCGGATAATCCACCGTACTCACCGTCAGGATATCGCCCTCCAGCACATCCAGATCACCGTTCACAAACGTCTGCAGCAGCTCATGCGGCGTGTTGATCGCCAGCCGCTGCTTCAGCTCCGGATCCACCGGATCCAGCGGCGAACATGACAGGCTGGAAATCTTCGTCTGCGCCGCCGCCCGCTTCCCGCTGGCCACCGCCGGGCTCCGCTTCGTGCTCGCTGCCACCGTCAAAAATCTGTTCATCATCTCCTCGACCGCGCGTCCGCCGGGTGGATCTCCACCCGCGCCTTCGTGCGCTCCCTGGCGCCCAGCTCAGCCTGCGCCGCTGCGACCATCTCCTCCGTGAACGCATCGCCCGCCTGCTGCCGGCTGACGATCGCCTCGCTGCTCCGGCAATACCAGTGGAAAGGAGGATGATCCAATTCATCGGCATATCTGGGTGTCCCCGTCAATTTAAAAGGCTTGCTCAGCAGCTGCACCTGCCCATGCGCCCGCAGGCAGCAATCCGTCGTCCGCTCGTCGATCCCTGCCACCACCTGGTGATACCACTCGCTCGTCGTCTGCCCGTTCCGGCGCAGCACCCACTCGAAATACGCCAGGCTGCCCGCCGCCAGCGCACCCGCAATCCAGCGCGCCCCCTCGGCGATCACCACCGAGGGCCGCAGCACCCCCGCGCGCTTCTCGTCCCCCAGGATCTCCCGCTCATCGCCGCCCGTCGCCGCCAGCGCATTCACCGTCGCCACCTGCTGATCCACCAGCGTCATCCACGCCGTAGCCATCGGCCTTGTGTCAACCAGCGGTGCACCCTGAGCAACATCGAAACCCTGCGCCTTCACCTGCTTCTGCCCCAGCCTTGTCCCGGCCGCCGTCGCATCCGCCAGCGCATCATCCACCACGCGCTCCATCTCCCGGCGCAGCCCACTCATCACCTCGAAAGCCGCCCAGCGCGCATTCGGCTTCCCCAGCACAGACTGCAGCGCCAGGCTCGTATTCCGATACGCCACCAACACCTGGCCCCGGGGATGATCTGCCGTGCCCAACCGTGCGATCAACCGCTCGATATCATCCCCCGCCCGCAATGCCGCCCGAACCGCCGCCTCGTGTCCCATCACCTAACTCATTGTTATGCAAACCGGAAACTACTCTTCAACTGCGGATCTGCGATCTTCAATCTGCGGCCTGCCATCCATCCCGCCCGCCGCGCGCAGCGTCTGCATCCCCAGCGTCGCCGCCTCCATCCCGGCCTGCTTCGCCTGCCAGTCCGGGCTGGCCATCATCCGGGCGATCTCCTCCTCGGTGTACCCCATCTCCCGCCACAATTGCTCCGTCGGCACACCCAGCTCAGACTTCAGCTTCAGCGCCTCCAGCTCCGCCTTCTCATCGCGCACCTCAGCCGGCTCCCACAGCACCTCAACGTCCGCCGCCAGGTCCACATCCGCCCCGCCGAACGTCGCCGCCAGGCGCAGCCCCACCTGCAGCACCTGCTCCCACGAGTCGCCGAAGGTCACCTGCCGCGCGCGCACCTTCGCCAGCAGCGGCTCTTTCCGCTCCGCCTGGCTGTCAGCGCTCTGCACCTGCCGGGTCAGCAGCTCGCCCGGCGTCCGGCTCACATGGCTGATCCGTTGGATGATCCGGTCATAGGTGGCCAGTAACTGCGACAGATCCCCCGGCGGGATCGCCTCCAACCCCGCATCCGGGTTGCGGCTCGTGATGATGACGCCCGGCGAGATCTCCAGTAGATTCGAGTTATCGGTTGCCGGCTCCCGGCCGTCCGTCGTCGGCATGAAGCCCCGCGCAAACAGCAGCCGGAACCCCGCCGTATCCGCCGAGGCCAGCACGTCCAGCAGTATCTTGTTCAGCGCATCCTGCAGCGGCGTGATATCCCACAGCTCGCTGCGGCTCTCAACATTGCGGAAATGCCCCACCGGGATCCCCAGCGGCGCCCCCCGGCCATCGAGCCACGGAATCGGCCAGCCGCCATCACCGGGGTCCTGGTACGGTCGCCAACCGCTCTCATCCGAAGTTTCCCTGACGTATTTCTCAACCCGGTCTGGGTAATACAAGGTCATGCGCGGCTTGGCTTCGGTCTGGCCCCGGGCATTCGTGATCTTCCCAGTCCAGCGCTTCGCCGCATAGCTCATCGGCTGCTCCGGATCATCGTCCGGATACACCGCCATGAGGCCCTGGCCATCGCCGCCCGCCTGTGGATCCACGTACCTGTTGTGGGGCACTAACATAAGCTTAGCGTCGCTAAGCCGATTACCATCCCCATCGATCGTCACGACCAGGAACGACTCGCCATCCCGCACCGCCGCGGTATGCACCTTCGAGGCGATCTGCGCCAGCCGGCGCATCCCCGTGTACAGATCGCCAAGCCACGTCGCGGCCCCCGCATCCTGGCTCGTCCAGCCCGTCATCACCAGGCGATCGACGATCGCATCCACCACCTCGCGGCAGGCATTGTCGACAAAACGCCCGCTCTCCGCATGGCCCAGGTACTGCCGTTGCCGCGGCGTCAGCTTCACCTTCTGATCGCCGTCATAATAGTCCCGCGCCAGCGCAACATTCCGCTGGCGCTGCAGCTCCTGCTCAGCCAACCAGGCCGCATAGCTCATCTCAGGTGGTATCATGCTACATATCCTCTACGATCGACCGCCAAAGCCATCACCCCATACCGCAGCGCATCATACGCATCGTCGCCGCCGATCCCGTCTTCATCCGTGTCGAACTTCAGCACGTCCTCCGGCCGGTGCGGATCGTGCTCCAATGCCGGCATACACTCGATCAGCCTGGCACAGTTGCTCGTCACGAACAGACTCGGCGCCAGCCCGGCCTCCACATCTCCCAGCCGTCTCAGGATCTCCGCAGCGCCCTGGATCCGGTCCGTGTTCGCCGGTTCCACCCGGATGCCAGCCTCGTGGTAATCGTCCGCCACGCAGCGCCCATTGCGATCCCGGCTGAACGCATCCGTCCCGATCACCCACTGATCTACATCCTGCACCCGCAACCCCAACCGGTGCACCAGGCTCAGGATCGCCTCCATGTGCCGGCTCGGCAGCCACCGACGCTCCGCATGCTCCCCCAGCACCCACACCCGGCCGTCGCTGTCCTCGCCGAGGATCAGGCAGACCGTGTAGTGCGTAAACCCGTAATCCAGCGCCGCCCACACCCGGCGCATCGGCCGCTCGGTAATCCGGAACGGCTCTGTCACATGCACGTCATCCCGCCAGGTCGTGAAGAACTGCCCGGCCGCGATGTCCCAATCCCCGTAACGCCAGGCCCGCTTCTGCCAACCCGTCAGCCCGTCCAGCGTCGACCGGTACTCCGGATTCACGAAAGCGTTGTCGTCAACCGTCGCCGGCACAAACCGGGTCTCGCGCTCCTGGCCAGCCTTGCTCGGCGCGATGAAGCGCGCCTTATACCACGCATGCCCCACCCCGCCCGGGTTCGTCGTCGAATACATCCGGGGCCGCCAGCTCTGTTTGCTCGTGCGCAGACACGTCTCGATCATCCGGAACTTCGACGAGGATAGCGTTGTCGCCTCCTCCACCGCAATCAGGTCATACTCCAGCCCCAGATAGGAATCCACATCACTTTCGTTCTGGAAATGCCCCAGGATGATCTTTGACCCATTCTCAAATGTTAATGATGCCTCTTGTTTGCGCCAGATGTGCGCCGTCCCCATCAAGGTCTTTGCCCGCAGATCCTCAAACGATTCGCGGACCGCCTTGCCGACCTTGCGCAGCAGCAGGCACTTCAATCCCGCATACCGCTGGCAGTCATCCAGGCCCACCTGCGCCAGAACGCAGTGCGATTTTCCGCCACCCCTGGCGCCCCCATACCCGATCTGGGTCGGCCCACCCGCCGAATCTGCCTGCCTGGCCAGCGCATGAAACCGCAGCTGCCGCGGCTGCGCCACATACCCCCCCCGCATGAACAGCCGAACCTGGTCCTCCGGGCACCCGGCCTCCCGCGCCGCATCCAGAAAGCGTTCCAGCGGTTTCACTAACAATCTCTTACCACCGCAGCCGGGCCGCTCATCCCACCTTCACGTACACCGTCGTGCCCATATACTCGCTGCGCACATCCGAACCCGTCTCATCGTACTCATCGCTGGCTTCCGGATCGCTGGTGCTCTGGTACCCATCCGCGCGGATGATCCCGACCGCCGTCGCGCCCGTGCTACCGCCGCCATACTGCATCCGCAGCGCGGCCGCACGCTTCTCAAAACGTGCGGCCACCTGCGACAGCTTCTCAGAGCGCGGCCCCACCGTCAGATCCGCAAACGTCGCCCAGGCATTAGCCAGGATCTCACACGCCCGTGCAATGCCCCGGCCCAGCACGTCCCCTTCCTGCGTCAGGATCGCTTCCAACTCCTCGTCCGAGAAATTCGACCCATCAGGCCGCACCCCCGTACCGGAAGTGTGATCCCCGATCTCCAGGCGCAGTTGCCCGACCGTCGTCGCCAGATTATAGGTGAAGCTCATCGCGTCTCCTCGCCCTTACGGCGCACCACCTACCAGCCAATACACCGTCACGCCAGAATCGCCGGCCGTCGGCGTCGCGGCCTCTTTCCACACCTTGGCCGTCACCACATCACCCGCGATCGTCACCGTGCAGCGATCCTCCTGATCATCGGCCGGATCCGTGCCCATAGTGCACAACGCATAGACCGGTGTCGTCAGCCCATGTGTCAGGGCCAGCGTCCCGGTAACTGTATCCGACCCCCACACCAGCTGGATGTTGTCCGCCGAGTTCATCGCCGCATAGCCTGAGAAACTCGGAAAACTGTAGATCGCATCCGCCGCCGGATCAGCTGGGAACCGCAGCATCGCCTCGTGATCGTTGACCGAGGACCCTTCGTATTTGAAGTCCTGCCCCGCTGGCCACCACGCATCCGCAGCATCCGCCGCCCCGCCCAGCGTCACGGTCCCTGAGGTATTCGGCAGCGTGATCGTCCTATCCGCCGTCGGATCGGTCGCCACAATGCTCGTCTCATAGGCGTCCGCGGTTGCACCCTCGAACACCAGCGCATTGCTCGCGCCCGTCACCGCATTCGCTGCATCCGCCCCATTCGTCGCCAGGCT